TTTCTGTTGCACCAACATCTCCACCACCGATTGTACCAGCAGCGTTTTGGTTAGATGCATCTGCATTACCAGGCATTGCCTCGTCTGCAAGTGCTTCTGCACCATCCATAGATGCAAATCTTGCTCTCATTGCAAAGATAAGACCTGTTGGGCCAGTCATTGGTTGTACACCACAGATGTCATATGCGATAAGATTAGGCATAGAACGTCTTACTAGTGAGATCAAAATTGGATCCCATGTATCTAGTGCAGCGTTACCACCGATAAATGATGTTGGGGCAGTTTCTGTAAGGAAGTTCTTGTCTTCTTTAAGAGCTTTCTCTTGGTTCTCTAAGATGATTGTAGTGACGGCACGCCTGTAACTATCCTTGATTTCTGGTAAATCAGGGTGTTGAAGGACTGGCGACCACTTTTCTTGTAGATGTTCTGTTTGAAACATTTGTTTCTCCTTTTAATTTTCTACTATTTATAAAATTGTTTATTTTGCACTATTAACTGTTCGACCAATAGCGGACATATATGCAGCCATTGAGTCGGAAGTGTCAATGTCCTGTGCGATACCAGTTTCTACATCATCAATTGCTTCAGTCACAACTGGAGCACTCTTTGGGAAATAACTTTCCTTTAAAGTACCAAGTTTCTCACGATAAGATTCTTCGTTAGTAAAATCTACATCTTCGATAAGTGACTTAAACTTTTCAATCTCTGTTTCGGCAAGGTCTGAAGATAGTTCTGACATTACCTGTTCCTTTACTAGAGTAGCATTTTGAGTTTTTGTCTGGATTTGCTCTTCCATCATCTCATTAATTCTACCTTCTAGTTCTGAAATCTTTTCTGATTGTGCTTCTAACACATCATATTTTTCATCTGGAACATCAACATAGTGGTCTTCAAACAATTGTTTTAAACCAGAGATAAAGTCTTCTGCAATCTCACCTTTTAGGCCTCTTTCGATTGCTAACTCGTTCTCTTTCATCCATTCTTCAACAACATAATTCATGTATGAATCAACCTTTTCAGTTAACTCATCCTTAGTTGCGTTTATATTTTCTTCCAGTTCAGATTTATATTCGTCTTCCATTCTTTCTACTTCAGAACGAACTTTTGATTTAACAGCAGCTTCAAACACAGTTGCAGCTTTTCTCTTAAATTCTTCGGAAAGGTCACCCTCACCATTCATTAATGCGTTGACGTGCTCAGATACATCAATAGACTTCAAACGATTTTCAACAGATTCTTTTTTCTCTTTGTCCTCTGGTGACATTTCTTCGTGTGACATTTCTTTTTGCATACCATTATACATTGCCATAAGTTGCTCTTTCTTAGCACCTTTCATCATTTCTTGCATTTTGGCAGCCATTTCTGATTTAGTCATTTTTGCCATTTCTTTTTTCATCATTTCCATTTTTTCCATTTCAGAAATGACTTCTTCACCTTCTGCTTCAAATCCAGCAGCGAGAGGTTTTGCAACCTTTTTCATGCCATCATTGCCTGTATCCATAGAGTCTGGTTTACCCTCGCCCTTTTGTTGTGCATCTCCACCGATTTCTTTTGCTTTTGCAACAGTCTTTTTAGATGTTGCATCTTTTTGATCTGGTTTAACAACAGGGTTTCCTGTGTCTTGGACTTCAGCTTCTGATTTGTCCATAGGGTCGGCTTTACCAGCTGATTTCATAGGAGCATCTGCACCATTAGCTTCTTCCAATTCACTAAGTACTTCTGCTTCTAATTCCTCAATGGTTTTATCTAATTCATTTGCCATGGGGATTTTCTCCTTATTAAATGTTTATACAAGTTATTTATAAATTATAACTTTTGAAGAAATCTAGCGAACTCTAAACTATCCGCTGCAGAATTATTAGTTCTGTGATTTTCTTCTATGTTATCTTTGATTTGTTGAACTTCGGCTTCTTGTATTAATCCGTTGTTCCAAATCCACTCTTTACCCTCCATAATACCCTCAACAAATGCGTTGGGAGCAGATGGGTCTGCAACAATATCAGCTGCAGTTGCAAGGTAAAAGTCTTTTCTCACTACGTTTGCACCATTCTTTTGGTCTAAACTTCCCATGCCTCTAGATGATACTCCTAATTTAGCACCATCATCCATCAAAGACTTTACAATCTCACCCATAGGGGTTGAAAGTATCTTTGCTTCTCCGATAAAATTATTACCTTCTGGTTGTAAAGAAGTAATCATGTGAGATGCTCTTTCAAGATTAACAGTAGGCCCGTCTGGGTGTCCTAACTCTCCAAATGCACGATTCTCACTTACATATTCTTTATTGTAACGATTTACTTCTTTCATAAGTATTTCTTTTGGGTACATACGACCATTACGATTTTTAATATCAGCCTGCATGAAAATACCTTTTATCTTATAGTTTTTCTTACCAGACTTTTCATCTTGTTCGATTAGATAATCAGTAGCATGGTCAATATGTTCTGATATTAATTTTAATGTATAACCCATAGTTCTATCCTTTATGTAGTATATGCTTCATCTTTTCTAAGTTCTAAAATTACAAAACCAGATGTTCCTCTAGTTTCTGCTGTGATATCAGAAGATGTTGCAGTTGTGTTTGTTGCAGCTGCTTTGATTGCACCAGCAGAACCATCATAGTGTCCAGTTCCAGCAAGATGTAATGCAACAACATCAGATGATGCACCTTTAAATTCAATAATACAATCTCCAGTATTTCCAGCAGCAGTACCTTGAGTAAAAGACCACCATGCTCTTAGTAAATCTACCTTTGCTCCATTCGCAAAACCATCTAAACTATGTCCGTCTAGAATAAGATTGGTTGCAGTATCATTATCAAAAACTGCTTTTACTGTTACCATTCCACCAGCTTTGGGTGCATTGACTACTGTATCTCTCAATGTTGTTGTTACGAATGACATTATTTAACTCCTTAAAATGCTAACATTTCTTTTTCAAAATATCCCATAAGTTCCTTTTCTGGCACCTTATATTTTTTAGATACTTGATTAATAGTTTTTTCAAAAGTATTTAGGAAATCTGAAGGTTTAGAGTCCATTTTACCAAAAATATCATCAACAGCATCTTTCATTTTCGGAGAAAGTTTCTTATACTGTTTTGATTTCTTGTGTTCATCTTTCTCTGGGAGAGATGTATAGAATGAATTAAACTGTTTCATCTTCCTCTACTTCTGGTATATGATTCTTTACGAAAGAACCAGCGACCTCTTTTCTTTTTGCTTCTAGTGATTGTGCAACTCTATCTGTCATTGCACTTTTAAATGCATCTTCAGCACCTAAGTTATTACCTTTTTGTAGTTCATCTACGAAATTTTCTGCACTCATTATTTATCTCCATTTTCTGGTGGTGTTTCACCTTTTAATTTAGCAACATCATCTGCTGGGATTGGAGCACCATCAATGGAAGGATATCTTGTAATTCCATCTCCACCATCTGGTACATCAACTCCACCCTCATCTGGGTCAAGTCCAGCTTCTATGTTCATTTGTTTCTGCATATCATCAATTTCTCTATCAGAAAGATTTAGTACGTTTTTCTGTACCCATTGTTTACTAAAAAATGTACCAATATAACTTTCAATAGAACCTAATGCATTAATTCTATCTTCCATCAACTCTGCTTTCTTGAGTTCTGCAAAGTGTCCGTCTTGTAAGAAGTCGTACTGAATATGTTGCGACATCTTTTTCCAATCCTCTATGGTAATTACACCTTTGAGAATAAGTTGTGTTTTTAAAATATCAGTAAACAGAGGTGTAAATTTCTTTCTTAACCTCTGTACAAACTTCGTAAATTTAAGTTCATCTCTTGTAATCTCTGTAGAACGACCAAGACTAAAACCAGCCTCTGCCTCTAACCTTGAAATTGGTACGTTCAAAGAACGATATAGTTTTTTCTTGAAGTATTCTATGTCATCTATTTCACCAAGATTAGAACCACCAGGCAAAGTAGTAATCTCTGTACCACGACCACCCTCTCGTCTTGGCAACCAGAAATCTTCTAACATAGACATATGATTTCTGT